TGCTTTGTCGGTGTGAGCATTTTGCTGAGGCCGGTGTCGAGGCCGACCTTTGTCACGGACGCTTCCATAGCTTCGATCAGGCCGGGGAGGATGACGTCCATCTTTCCCATGGCGTTGACCTCGGAAGTCAGGAATGTCACGGCTGGGAGATTGACCGAGACGTCCTTCGCTGCGAGCTGGTTGTCGCAGTAGCAGGTGTCCGCGAGGACTGCGTTCTTGTTATCGAGCCATGCCATTATTCCTCACCTCCAAAATAAGCAGAGAAGCCTGCGTCTGTATAGCATACGACGCCGGTCGCGGACTTCAGCGGCGGCGTGTTGGTGGTTGCGATGTCCCAGCGGAAGTCGCCGTTCATCATGTCTGTGGTGCTGTTGTTTTCCTCCACGAACTCGACCTTCGGGGATCCGATCAGGGCGCCTTTTGCCACGAGGACGTCGAGCTTCTCCTGTTCGCGGTTCAGTATTGTGTCGCGGAGCGCCAGCGTCATCGGCTTGTCGATTGTGGTGCCCCATTCCTTTTGGAACATGTTCGCGAAGTAGAACAGCATGAGCATGTTCACGTCGAAGATCTCGCGGGCTTTGTGGCTGCCGCCGTATGTAAAGGCAGCAGTTGAGTCGCCCCAGATCCTCCAGTTGCTTTCCCAGTACACCGCGGTCGCGATACCGGCAGCGGTGAGCTCGTTGGCTTCAGACTTGTCGAAGGTCGTGGTGACGCCCGCTCCGAAGTATAGGCCAGTGACCGGGATGGACTTGTTGCCGCATGTCTCGAACGGCACGTTGTCGTTCAAGAGGTCGCAGCGCAGCTTCTCCACGAGGGCGAGTGTGCTCAGGTGGAAGATGGTGCTGCCGTTCTTGACTTTCGGCCAGAATACCTTCGAGAAGCCGGAGGTGTAGCCGTTGGTCGTTTTCCATGTCTTTGCGGCGCCGATGGTCGTTACGTCGGCAATAGGAAGGTCGGCGAACACGAACGCGCTCCAGTGGCCATTGATGCCCTGAGAAGCTGCCACCAGTGCGGTGTAGACTTCAGGGATCTCACTCCAGCCGGGCGCTGCGAGGTATGTCGGGATGACGTTGCAGGTCTGATAGACGAGTTTCAGTGCGTCGGTGATGCCTGCTATCAGGACGTCCTCGTCGATCTCTGCGTGGTCGACCTCGTAATATGTCGCGCTGATCGTTGTCATGGCAGCGCTGCCGATGTCCGTGATGACGAGCTTGCCGGCTCCGAAGTCATATGACACGGTGTAGTCGGTGTCAAGTGTCTTGTCGGCGAGCGCTAAGGTCGAGATGATGATGTCCTTGCTCTCGATTTCCGCGCGCCTGTTCGTAAAGGTCAGGCTCTTTGTGGTCTGCTGTTCCTTCCTGTGTGTTGCAGGATCCAGCACGTTGATCACGTAGATCGGGCCGACGTTGCCGTTGGGGTTGTTGAAGTGAGCGGCGACAGCTTCGCAGAGCGTATAATGCGCCCAGTCTGCGGAGTTTGCGAAGTGTCCGAGCTTTTTCTGTGCGTCGCTCAGGCTGCTAATTTTTATCGGGGTTTTTACCGTCCCGGCGGAATTAGCGAGCAGATTGACCGGCGCGGTGCCGAAGTAGATCGGAGCCATGCCGGCCTGTGAGGCGTTCTGTGCGATGTCGTTGCCGATCACACCATAGACGCCATACTTATAATCTGACATTGATGGGTGCCTCCTTTATCATAGTAAATTTGAGTATGCCGCGCCGGATCCGGCGATGCTCCTCTCAATGGTGAGAATTATCCACGAGCCCCAGTACGGGTAAAGGTCAGAGATCTGTCCCTCGACTTGGAACTGGCCGAAGGAAACACCGAGCTCTTTCACGACGCGGAGGCCGTTCAGATACTCGGTGTTTTCAATCTTCTCCAGCGCTTTGTCTGTGAAGTTCCAGACGTCCTTCCACCCGTTGGCGTCTCGTATGAAGTTCTGTTGATCCGGACTGGCTGAGAACTTGACGCCGAGGTCGTCGTTCGGCCCTGCCGTCACGACTTCGCTCGCCGCTTTCAGTTCTTTCTGGTGCTCTCCGGGGTTCCATGCCGTGAAGCTGAGCTGGATCTTCATCCGGCCCCTGCTTTTCAGCGGTTCGTCGTTCCCTTCGAGCATCTGCACGACGACCGATGGGAACGGGGCCCTGACTCCGGGAGGGAGTTTGTCCTTTCCGGGCTGATACATGGCGAAGGCTGTCGGATGGACTTCCTCGTAGTCGTAGCCCTTGCCGTTCTGGTTGTCGTCCGGCAGTTTCAAGAGCACCTTGGAGCACACGTTCTCGTTCAGCCAGTCCGTGATCGCGTTAATACACTGGACGATTGTCATGAGCTGCCTCCTTATCCGCCGATCTGGTGCGCGAGGTATATGGTCGCCATTCCAGCGTCGACGCCCCACGAGACGACCGTGCACTCTTTTCCGTCCACGTTCAGGCTCTCGCCGGCAGCTCTTGGCGCCGGGAGATCCTCAGCTTTCGCGTAAATAGTCAGGTCGTACTGTGCCAGACCGATCTGTTCGCCTTTTTTTGACTCGCCGAGGGTGGTTTCGTCGATCACTGCTGCGATCGTCACGCCTTCGATCTCGTGTTCTTCTGCGAACTCGTCGAGGTTTAGGAAGTGCCGCGAGATGTCGGTGGCGACCATTTCCTTGAATGTCATCCGATCGGATCGGCAGCGCTGAGATCGGGGAGCTCTCTGGCTTCGTCGATCGCGGCGATGACTTCCTTCTTGGATTTCATTTTGTTAGCGTCGATCCCGTACTTCTCGGCGATTTCCTTCAGCTCTGCGAGCTTCATGCTTTCGTCGTACGGAGGGAGATCCTCAGCTTCGTCCGGTTCGTCAGCCGGAGCCGGAATTACGGCCTCGACTGCTTCCACGGTTTCGACTGTTTCCTCGACTGTGTCGGGCTCCTCGACTTTCCCGACGTATTCAGCCACGCCCTGTCTCACGAGGCGAGCCTCCTTTTCGGGATCCAGCTTGATCGGCTTACTGCCGGCCGGAACCGCGACGACGGTGCTGCCTTTGATCATTCCGTAGGTGCCTTTGATTATTCTGATCACGCTTCATCACCTACCTCTGTATCCGTGGACTCATTGATCGCGTTGATTACGTAGAACGCGTTCTTGTTGTTCGGGATGCAGAGCGGGCAGCTGGTCAGATAAAGCTCGCGGGTATTGCCCTTGCTGTCGCTGAAATACTTAGGCACGCGCTTGTTGCCGTAGGTGTGGAACAGTCCGTCAGACTGCTCGACCTGAGTGACAGCTCCGTACAGAGTACGGCCGCAGCCCGGAGCGGTCAGGATGGCCTTGCCGGGTGTGATGTAGGGGACGTCCTCGCCGGCGTCGTTGGTATATGTGTCGGAATACTGAAGGATGTCGACGATGTGGCCCTTGCAGTTGAGTCTGCCGAGCTTCACGCAGCCTTCGGGGAGAGTTGCGGGATCAATTCCGCCGATCTGGAGGTTCTTGATGTCGAGCAGCTCCTTGATGGTGCTGTCTGCGAGGATCGCTGAGCCGACGTCAGGAGCGACGATCAGGTCGGTGTGGGCGAGACCTTTGCTTGCCATGATTTCAGCGACGGCAGCGATGTCGTCGATTATTCTGGCGCCGGTCTCATCCCAGTCGGTGTCCGGGGTGTACTGTGCGGGGTTTTCGTCTCCAGTGTAGAACTGGATGCTCTTTTCCTCGTACTCGTCGGCGTCGTCGCAGATGTGCTTCATGATGCAGCCGTTGGTGAGCATTGTCTCGGCCGCCATAGCTTCTTCACGGCGGGCGATCATGGCGTCGAGTTCCTCGAAGTCCTTCATCATGAGGGCGCCTTGACGCTGTGCGGGTGTCAGATTGCTGAACAGAGCCTCGCCGAAGCCCTTCTTCTTCAGGTCGTCGGCTGTCATGGTGCGCTTAGGTGCAATGAAGGGGGGAGTGTAGCGCTGCAAGGTGTAGCCCTGACGGAGTACAGTCACGCCGCCCTTGCGAGGTGCGACGAACGGGGCGAGCTTCTTGCTGCCGTCTTTGAACTCGACCAGCACGTCCTCGGTGGTGAAGATGTCGGTGGCAGGGTTGGTCGGGAAATAACGGTCACGCAGGAAGGTGTGCAGGGGGTTGATCTGCTCGACAGCCATGAGCATGGTGTGAGTGCTGAAAATATCAAGTGCCATTGTTTATTACCTCCTTGTTCGCTTACATAGCCACGGCGTCGCTCAGGATGATGCCCGCTTTGCGGAGATCTTCCTCGTCGTCAGCCGTGAATGTGTAGCCGGATTTTACGATGATTTTGTTACGGTTGAAGTGGCCGAGTCTGTACGCGACCGCTACCACCTCTGCGTCGGAGGCGATGGTGGCGACGTCCGCGAGGATGCAGTTCGCTGTCAGAACTTCGGCGTCCTGTGCTGCGACTGCTGGGGTGTCGATTTCGTAATAGGTCGCGATGTTGGCGTCTACCGGATCTGCCACCGGTGTGTAGACGTAATTGGGGCTATCGCCGCTTCTGGTGTAATATGTTTTACCTGCTACTACTACTGTGGCCGGCGAGTCTTTGTAGGTCGCAGCAGCCTCCTGAACTGCCGGTGCTTCGGCAGTGCCGAGGATGACATACAGCCCATCTCTGGAGCTGCGCGCGAGCACTGTGCCGCGGTTGAGTGTTGCGGCTGTGCCTCTCCTGAGCACGACGCTGAACACGTCAGCGGGCGGATATGCTCCGTTGATCAGATCGTCGTATGACATGGTGCCGAGGGTTTCGTTGAGTGCGCTCATTATTTCTTACCTCCGTTCATAGATTTGTAGGCGTTGATGATCGCGTTGAGGTCCTTCGCGTCAGCATCGCCTTCGTCGGCGTTTCCGGCATTGGGGACGCTTGTGACGCCCGCTGCTCCGGAGTTCTGGGCGTCTTTCTTTAAGGCGCCGAGGAATGTCTGGCCCTGCTGGGCCTGCTTCTGCATAGCTGCCAGAGCGAGCTGCGCAGCGTCGCACGGCTTCTCACCGTACTTTGCGTTGCGGATCAGTTCAGCGTCTCCGATCTGAGCCTCGATCTCCTCGATGCCCTGAAGGCGAGCACGCTCAGCTGCGACCGCTTCAGCGCGCGCGGTACTTGCTGCCGCCGCTTCAATAGACGCGACGATTTCGGGGTACTGCGCTCTGAGTTCCTGTTCTGTCATGGTTTGTTTTCCTCCTTTTTCGCCGGGATTATTGACCGGCCTATTGTTAATATTTGCACCGGCAGCTTTGACCGCGGGAGCACTATTTTTCACCGGGATGCTGTTCGGGATGTGCCTGAAGTCCTTCACGTCGTGGCGGACGCCTGCGACGAGGAGCACTTTCTTATCTGCGCTCAGGCTCATCTCCGGGCCTGCATCACTCAGCAGGGTGTTGGCAAAGCCTTCGTCGATGGCCTGCTGGCCGATCATCCATGTCTCTGCCTTCATTTTGCTGCGGAGCTTCTCAGTGTCCACTCCGGTTTTCGCGTGGTAGATCTCAGCGATGGCCTGCTCGGCTGCGTCGAAGCTCTTGACCTGTTTCTTCAGGTCATCCAGCGTCATGTAGTCGTAGAACAAGCCGGCGACGCCGTGGATCATGATAATGCTGCCGGGATATACCTGAACGTCATCGCCGGCGCAGGCAATAACCGACGCGGCGCTGGCAGCGATGCCTTCCACGATGACCGTCTTGTGGCCTTTGAGGCCCTTCAGCGCATTGTGGATCGCGATGCCAGTGTAAAGATCGCCGCCGCAGCTGTTGATCTTGATGGTGATTTTGCTCTTGCTTTTGACCTGAGCCAGATCATCCATGAAGCCCTCCGGCGTGATATACATGCCGGGCTCAGGCTCACCAGTCCACCAGTCGATCGGCTGCGAGGAGCAGACGTCTCCGTACATGGTGATCTCTGCGCTGTCGTCATCCGAGTTCGTGATCATGTTCCAGAACTTAGTGACTCCGCGAGCCTGAGCTGGGCCGTTAAGCAGTGGGATCAGTTTCTTCATGTTTGTCCTCCTTTTGCAATTTGCTCATAATTTTCGGAAGCGGAGCGTCGACTAAAACATCGACCGGATCCGCTGCCTTTTCTTGTGCCGCTCCTGCGTTTGCAAGCATCCTGTTCTCGTCGGCCAGCTGTTCAACATTGGCCTCGTAGTTTCCACCATTCAGGCGTACAGTCGACTGCTCGCGCGTGCTAAATCCGTTCTCGCAGGCCATCTGTTCGGCCGTGATCTCCTTGACCGGATCGAGCTGTCCCTGAGACGGGCCGATCCATTCGGAGCCGAGCCACGCGGCCCTGATTGCCGGATCTGAAAAGAAGCCCGGCGCCTTGATCCTTCCGCGGGCGACCGCTTCGCTGAGCCATACCTCATAGAGTGGCTTGCAGAAGTCGTCGATGAACCACTCGCGCCTCATTTTGAAGGCTTTCCACGCTTCGAGAAGCGCGGCCCTGCTTGCTGAGTATGACGCGTTGAAGGCTTTCAGGAGTATGTCCGCCGGGATCTCCAGAGCTGCGCCGACCTGTTTGCAGACCGCTGTCATGAAGGCATCGAAGCCGCCGGCCGGTCTCTTAGGATCCGCGAATGTGACGTCCTCGCCGGGTTTCATGACGTTTATCTGGCCGGGGCCCATCTCGTACTCGGTCGGATCTGTCGACGTCTCGACGACGCCGTCGCCTTCGACTTCGTTGAACGGCATGGTGTTGGGATCCGCTTCCGTCTTAATGAAGGCAGTGAAGAAGCTCTCGATCACTGCGGCCGTGAGCTCGCTGTCCGTGTATCTTCTCATCTGGAGCAGTGGCTCGATCACCTGCGCGAGATAGCTTACGCCTCTATATTGTTCCGGCCGTTCCGTTTCCATGATGTGCAGCACATTCGGGAGTCCCGTCTCGGAGCCATACGCTTCGACGCGCTGCCACTCTGTTGCCTCGGTGGTCTGCTGGTACGGGTATGTATTCCGGATGTGGTAGGCCACGATCTTGCCGTCTTTGTCGACCTCAACACCGTCGAATATCCTGTTTCCGTTCTTGGCTTTGCCTTCGGTAATGTTACCGAAACATGTGATGCCGACGTTCAGGTCTGTCGGTGTTGCGACTCTGTCGGCCTCGATCGCATGGAACCGTAGCCCGTACGGGTTCAGCGGTGTCGGATCCACGTGCTTCAGGATCACGATCATGTCGCCAGAGAGTAGGCTGGACGAGAGAGCGAGCTGCTGCATGGTGTAGAAGTTATTGACGCCGATGGCGTCGCAGTTCCTCTTGTCTGCGGCCCAGAGCTCGAACTCGGCCTCGGTTTTCCGCTGCCAGAGCTTTGCCTCCTCGGCACTGAGCCCGACAGCCTCGCGGTCTATTCTGCTTTTCAGCTGAAGGCCGCAGCCGATGACGTTCGTCCGGTTGGTTTTTATGGCCGACGTTGCGATCGGCGCCGCCATGTAGAGCATCCGGGCACGTTGCCTCAGTGTGTAGTTGTGGTTGTCGATGTCCTCACGCGGCGATCCACTGGCAGCTAAGAAGCCTTTCAGCGCTTTCTTGACGTAGCTGGCGCCGGCGTCTCCGTAGCCTTTGTTTGCGGGCCGCTTAGGTCTGGCGGAGAACGGTGCTATATTTTTGTTTTCATCCACTATTCCGCCCCCTTTCATGTCCCGCATTTACTCGTTCCGCACTTGGTAGAGCTGAACTCCGTCGCGTCGTCCGAGCTGCCTGCATGTATGCAGACGCGAATGAACCGCACGATCGAAGTGTTGCCGAACCGTGAGAAGAATGACCGGGACTTTTTACTGTAAAACATTCCGATCCCCTCCTCAGTAGTAAAAAACGATGTAATAGTCGACCGCTTCGGAGAGCTTCAGGGAGGTAATGCCCCATCCTTTGTCGCTTCTCATGTTCTTCGGCTTGGTGTCAGGTCTGAGAAGCGGCCTGTCGATGATCAGCACGGCGTCAGTGTTGCCGGCGACGATCTTCGTGCCGACTTGGTGGGTGTCGTTGATGACGACGCCGCACTCCTGCGAAGTGTGCAGCTCGAACTCTTTGATCGAGTCGCACGAAGCTCCGGCAGCTTCCAGTATGTCCGGGATGATGTTCTCGTTTGCCGTAGCCGTGGCCGTTCCTGTTGACGGGTAAAGATAAACGCCGTCATATACGATATTTTCCATGCTGTTCCTCCTTTCCTTGGTCGTTACCAGTCGCGCGGGATAACGCCGACAGCTTTCCGCGACGCCTTCCCGTTGAGCTGCGCCTCCAGCTCAGCGATCTGAGCTTCGAGCTCTTTGATCGCATCCCTGATCTGACTCAGCTCGGTGTTGTACCTTGTGATGTTCCTGCTGCCGATGCCGTAGCTCTGCACGCCGCCGGTCAGCATTTCCGTCTCGCGGGCGAGGTAGGCCGCGAGCCTTTGTCTTTTGGCTTGGAGCTTTACCTCGATGGTTTCCTTGTAGCTCATGAGCCACCTCCTTTACCAGTCGCCACCTCCGCCGTCCAGCTGCCTGTTCTTTGCGGTACGTTTGACTGTTCTGTTATTTTGCACGGGCCTCGGCCCGTTGGGATTGGTTGCGCCCTTCAGCCTTTGCTCCACGGCGTCGAGATCCGGATCAATGATCCGGAACGCAGCGTTCGCGTAGTTCCGGCAGTCGAGGGCTTCGTTTCTTTGGTGTCCGGGGATCTTTTCCCACGCCCATGTCTCGCCGCGCTTGCTCTTTGTCAGGACGAGCCTCTCACTGAGCAGCCCGGAGAAGAACGTGGAGTCGTAGCCTCGATCGCTGCCCTTTGGGAAGTGGCAATACTTCGGGCCGGGCTCCTGCACTTTCAGGGACGCCATGATCTTGCTCTTGCCGGCGTCGACGCCGATGGTGTAGAGCCAGCACGTGATCTTCTTGTTGTCCTTCAGCGGAACACGGGTAGGCAGTCCGACGAACGGGATGTCGGGCCCGCCTTTGCCTTTGATAGCGAACACACGCTTGTTCTGTCTTGCTCGGCAGGCTGCGTACACTTCCTGAGTGTAGTGGCCGCCGGAGTCGACGCAGGTGAGGGAGATCTTCAGGCCCTTGCCGTTCTTGAAGTGGTACACATGATCGACGACGTCGTCGAGGCGCTCCCACACCTCCTCGGAGTCGGGCTTCCCCATGATGACGCCTTTCTTTATGCCCCAGCTCTCGCCGTAATGGCCATAGCCGACGACCTCGTACTCCAGACGGTTGTCCTGAGTGTCGACGCCGCACGTCAAAACGAGGACGCCTTCAGGCAGCTCTGCGTCGTATTCTTCGCAGCGTGCCATCATTGTGTCCTCATCTTCAAGATCTCCGCGATCCTCCCAGAGCTCGCCCAGAAGCGTGTTATACACGACTTTGAGGCGCTCCGGATCGTTCTTTGCTTCGAGGAACCGCTTCGCTATTTCCGACCATGGCATCCACGGGCTGGCAAAAGCGTTCAGCCAGAAGGATCGCGTCCCGTTCTTCAGTGCTTCGGGGTTTTCTGCGATCCATTTGGCGGGCTGCTTCCGCATGACGTCCTCCGGTGTTAGGCAGCCGCATGAAGGACACGCCCAGCCGATGGATGTGATCGTGTAGATTTTCCGGTGATTGATCTCCGTGGTCACATACTGGAACTTGACCTCGTCGAACTTGATGTTGTGCCACTCTCCGCACTCCGGGCACTGGTGACACCATCGTTCTTGCGTGCCTCGATAGTACGCAGCCTCGATGTTGCTCCGGCCCTTAATGGTGGGCGTGGAGACCTCCACCGCCTTTTTATTATAAAACGTGGCCTGTCTCGCTTTTGCGAGCTCCCACGGATCACCCTCTGTGCCGGCACTCACCGCCCAGCGGTCTCTCTCGTCGCCGAAGATATACCGGGCAGGTGTCGAAGCCAGCGCGCTCGCGCTGTTCGAGCCGGTCATTGTCAACATTCCTCCGGGGAATGATTTCTGGAGGATGGTGTTCCCGCTGTCTCTGGACTTGACGTCCGAGACTTTGGCCTTCAGGGGCTTGGAGTCCCTGATCATCGGCGCGACACGAAGGCGGGAGAACTTCCGCGCGTCGTCCAGCGTTGGCTGCACGAAGATCGTGCTTGCTGGATCTTGGTCGATCACATAGCCGATGCAGTTCAGCAGGAACTCCGACTTGCCGACCTGCGAAGCTGCGACCATGACGATGTTCGTGATCTTCGGATCGTTGAAGGCCTCCATGGGTTCCTTCAGGTACGGCGTCCGGGTAGTCCTCCACGGGCCTGCCTCGGCTGAGTTTTCGGGAGACAAGCGACGGTACTTGTCGGCCCATTCTGCAACAGTCAAGTCGTCAGGCGGCGCGAAGTTTTTGAGCGCTGGCACTATGGCAGCGTTCAGCGCTTTCTCGCGCTTACTCGTCGTCGTCCTTGATGAGCTCATTCCAGCCCTGCCGCTCGCGGACGCGCTTCTTGTAGGCCTCCGCGTTGTACTGGTAGTGGGAGAGCTCCAGCAGGATCGCGTTCACTTCCTGCTTGATCCTTTCTGATATTTCCGCAGGCTTTGTGATAGTGGATAGGTCGATCGCAAGGCGACCGGGCAGAGCCAGTATCATGCTGCGGATGGTGAAAACGAGGTCGGTGGTCATGGCTTCGACGTCCTCGCTGCGGTGCAATTTGCCCTCCAGCTCTTTGAGTTCCATCTCGGCGATCTGCGCCTTGGTGGCTTTCAGATCGGCGTCGGCTTTGATCTTCCGGCTCTCGTTCTTGATGTCGTCCTGACTGACTGCGCCTTTCGGGTTGGCGGCTTTTTCTTGGAGGTATGCGATGTACCTCCTGACTGTTGTCAGCAGATCATACCGTCGTTGCTTGCCGACCTGCTCGGTGGCAAGGACTCCGTCCTGAGTGAGCTGCTGAATACGGCGGACGGTCAGGCCAAACAGTGTGGCGATGACCTTCGCGTCGACCATGTTTTTCTGTGGTGCACGTGGCGCCTGTTCGTCTGGCATGGCGTCCTCCTTTCTGCGTAACGAAACGGCTGAATTTTCCCCTCTGGTGACTACGCGATTTCTGGGCTCGCGAGCACCGCAAGGAAATAAAATCTCCGGAAGACCCTACCGAGACTTTTTTCTGCCGCGTTTTTTGTTTACGCTGGCTTTGGTCTGA